AACGATAACTTCTTTTGGCAGATATGCTTTTCGAGCAACTGCATTCATATATGGGAGAGACGTAATATATACCATCTATTTCGTATCTCCTTTCTTAAATTACGTAATTCTAGAGGCTTACAAGTTTGTTTTCAGGCCATATTTCTATGATCCGAAAAAAGAAGGGATACCTAACTGGCTGTTAGGTCCCTTCTTTTGATTATGCCACGCAAGGACTATCATCCTCACGGGCAATCTCATTAGAATTTGATTTCCTCAATGCGGTACAGCTTGTACATCGAGATGTCCTGCTCATACCGCATAAGGTAGGTGACGGACTTCACATTCCGGCTGGTGACCTTAATATTGATAATACGGTCCTCGCCATCAATGTCATTATCGACACTAAGTGCGGACTCATCAAAATCGTCATCAGGAAACCAGTTGGTCATGCTGAGGAGGTTAAGAAGATCCTGAACATCATGCGGATGGAAGCAAGTGACATCGTCGTAATCCAGACGATCACCATTGATATCGCCGACCCACTTGCCGCGATACATTTGCTCGATTCTGTTATACCCATCAAGCCTCATGATGGGCGTTGTAAACTTAGCCCGCGGAGAATCGGTTGGGCAATTGATAGGAGTAAGAATGGTGTAACTACTGTTTTCCATGGCATCGGCCTTGGAACGTGCGATATACAGCACAGTAGTTCCGCAATCCTCAACCTTCATCAACCGACTCTTCGCGCGCTCGTCGATGATATTTTCCGATACATAAACCTTTTTCATAATGAAACTCCTTTCGATCCTCTTTTATTCTCGAGGATCATACAAATCAAATTTGACAGAGTACTCTTCTTCCTCTATCTTCTACCTGTATAATATATCATTATATTGATAGAATATACGGACATAACATCCGCATGGACAACTTACGGGAAAGCGTCCATGCGGATGTTACTTTGTATAAAAACAAGGAGAAAGTTAATCAAAGAGATTTCTGGTCAATCTCGACGATTACGTTTTTGTTAATGTAATCAATGACGTTCTGAATCTCAGCTGCATTCATCGAATTATGATTTCCACGAACATAGCACATCATTTCATCATTGATGTAATTATAATGGGTTTTCTTCATATCAATGATTCTCTGGTTACTACTTCCACAGAATTTCAAATGAAAGTCTTTCTTATCTTCTTCATACTGACCGTCAACCAAATGATCTACGAAATACAGCATGCTCATAATCTGAGCATTTTTATCATCCGTAGTATATTTGGATCTCTTATTCAGTGGATTAAACTCCAGAAGTGCTTTAAAGATGATATCGGTAAGAGAATATCCAGTGTAAAGCCAGATATCCATTTTCTTATAGATAAGATCAGCATCTTCTTTGATGTGAAGAACGAGATTTGTCAGATCGTAGATATTGCACCATTCCAGAGGTTCTCCACCAAGAATGGAGAATCTATGGATATAAGGTCTATCGACAAGGGAACGGATCTTTGTTTCCGTTTCGGTAGTATATTCCTTACCACCATTGAAATCCCATGTAACTTGATTAAAGCAATTCTTACAATGAAAGTGGCATCCTTGTGTGAAGAGGGAAACCCCAACGCCATAGCCGTTACTAACATCCATTTCTCGGATAGATGCATACCGCATATTACTCAGTCTCCTCTACTTCTTCGCCATCAGCAGGAATATCGGTGAGGTGTACGTAGCGATTTCGGATCTCATCTGTTCTACCCTGAGACCAGAAGTGAGTTCCAATGTCCTTTCTACCCTCGGTTTCCCGATATTTGAGTACGGGAGTAGACTATACCATACTTGCTTAATATATTAGCTCCAGAATTGATCGTCGTTCCATGTTACTGCATAGCCAAATTTCTTTGTCTTTCGTTTTCCATGCCTTCTCATAAACCTTCCGGTTTTATCATCTCTATCTCTGAATCCCTTATCTGAAAAAGCATAATTCCAATTTCCAGATCTAGTAACCCATTCCAAATTACAAGCTCTATTATCAAATGGCTTGGAATTTTTATGGTTTACTTCAGGGAGTCTAAAAGGATTTGGAATAAACATCATTGCAATAATTCTATGGACGTAAACATCAATCCGTTTATCAGATCCATCCGGCCTCATATATACTCTGCAATATCCGCCTTTTGTCACTCGGTATTTTAATTTTACTGGTTCTTTTAACCATTTCGATTTATCATACCGATCTCGACATCCTTGCTTTAATGCAGAATAAATATTGCCTCTTTTATCTGCGAAATAACCTGTAAATCCAGGTATTTCATAGAGTTTACTCATACACAAAACCTCCAGTCTTTTAACGACATGTGGTTATGCGTATTATATATTAAGTAGCGCCTGTATTATAGTCGTTGAACGTCCTTCCCTAAGTGGAATAAATCCATACGAGTATTTCTACTCGCAGAAGTTTCGATGCGATGATTATCCAATCTCTAAGTCTTTTTACCATACCCGATTCTGTTAAAATCAGCCATATAGTTGTCGCCAGCTATACTTGGTAACCTAGAGCTCTAAGGAACTTCCCGCAGTTTAACAGGTTTAACGTGGACTACATTGAATAATTCAATCCACAGGTGCGTCGAGCGACGCTCATTTTATGTTGATCACGGTTGCCACAATTCGGGCATTCCCATACAAGCTTGCCACCATCATCAACTACTTTGATTTCTCCGTCGTAGCCGCAGCAGGAGCAGTAGTCTGATTTGATATTCAGCTCAGCATAGATGATATTGTCATAAATACATCTCATAACTTCCAATACAGCAGGAATATTATGCGTAAGGTCAGAGCACTCTACATACGAAATAGCTCCACCAGGAGAAAGCTCTTGGAATTCAGCTTCCTGAATGAGCTTATCGAACGGATTGATCTTCTCAAACACTGCCGTGTGATAACTATTGGTGATATAATTCCTGTCTTTACCGTCGAGTTTAATAAAGACGTCATCGCCAAACCGCTTCTTCAAACAGCGAGCAAATTTATAAGTAGTATTCTCGATAGGAGTTCCATATAGAGAATAATCAATATGCTCAGCTTTTTTCCATTCGTTGCATTTTTGATTGAGAGCTTTCATTACTTTAATGCCAAAATCATGCCCAATTCCTTTATCCATATGAGAATGACCGGTCATATATTTAACGCACTCATATAAGCCAGCATAACCAAGGCTAATGGTAGCATATCCATCAAACATTCTGTCTCCGATCTTTGCATCCATCGGAAGACGTGCAAATGCGCCGTGGCGCCAAAGAATAGGAGCAACGTTGACTGATGTATCTTTGATACGCTCAATGCGACACTTTAGCGCAGTATGGCAGATATCCATTCGCTCATTGAAAATCTCCCAGAATTTATTTTCATCACCGCCGGAAGACCATGCAATGTCAGGAAGAGAAACTGTCACAACACCGCAATTGTATCGGCCATAAAATTTAGGCTTATTAGTAAGCGGATCAATGTATGGAGTAAGAAAACTACGGCACGACATCGGAGGATAAACGTTGCCCTTCAGTTCTTTCATCTTTTTTGCAGATATATAATCAGGAACCATCCGCTTTGCAGTACATTGAGCAGCAAGAACCGTTGTGGAATAATATTTCGTACCAGGATAAATATTATCAGCGTCAAGTACGTAAATGAGCTTCGGGAATGCAGGAGTAACCCAAACACCCTGTTCATTCTTCATACCCTGAATACGCTGCCGCAGGAATTCCTCAATAATCATGATAAGTTCATCACGATACTCTTCAGTCTCGTCGATGTACATGAATACAGTGAGGAACGGAGCCTGTCCATTGGTTGTGGACATGGAGTTCACCTGATAGATGAAAGTCTGGCAACCATCTTCGACTTCTTTACGAGTATCAAGCTCAGCAAACTTAGCTGCTTTCCGTTCATCAAAGCCCCAGCTAAGATATTTTTTCAGATAGATATTATAGGAATCTCTCACGAACGGTGCAAGATGTGTCAGAGTGATAGAAATACCACCGTACTGAGAAGAAGTGACTGCCGTAATGATCTGAGTAGAGATCGTAGCGGCAGTGATAAAACGATGCGGCTTGTCAATTTTAGTGCCATTGATGACTGTACCATTCTGAAGCATGTCATCAAGATTACAGAGTGAGCAGTTGGTAAGAACACTCTGTGCGTAATAATCTGCATCGTGAAAATGAATAATTCCGGCGTCGTGTGCATCCACAACTTCCTTTGGAAGCAGAATACGCCGAGTAACATCCTTTGAAGTAATACCAGCGATGTAATCACGCTGGACAGAAACGATTTCGGGGTCCTTATTGGAATTCTCTTCGTTCACTTCTTCATTCGTGTGATTGAGAAGTTCCATAATTGCATTATCCGTAGTATTGTGAGAATCACGGACAAGAGATCTTTTAAAACGATACTCCGTATAGGCCTTCGCAACATCCTTACGGTCAGT